TGTAGCAGGGGGAACGATTAAAAAAGGCGGAATATCGCGAGGGTTTGGAAACAAAACCCCGAGGTCAACTGCTTGAGTTGTCGCATCGCCAGCACGCATAACATAAGCTGCTGTAGTGTCTATTTTTTGGGTCATGCGACCAAGTGCGCCAGCTGTAACTCGACCGCTGAAAATTGCACCAATACCCCACGCCTGCGCCGTGCCTTCAACTCCGCGAATCACAGTCGCCACGTCACCAGCCCATCCAGTTATTTCGACAACTTCATAATAAGTCCCATCTGTAATCGTCACAAGCTCCGTTTGTCCTGCTGCTAAGACGTTAAATAAGCCGCTGTCACCAGACCTGACTGTCATTGCTGTGTCGCTAACTAGAGCTGCAAGTTGCAGTGTTGTTTCCGCGTTGTTGCTAAATAATACTGTCATTTATAATCCCCTACCGATACCAATGCAGCGTTCCATCAGCTGCTTTAAATCCACTCCACGTAATATTGCTTGTGTAATAAGCGTAATCAGTCCCGTTAAGCGTTATGCCCATGTATTCACCGCTTTGCACTGCAAAATCAATCTTAGAAGAGCCCACTGGTGATGAATCTGCAAGGACAAGCAGGAGGATGGCGACTTCACCGACATTAAGCGAAGCGAGCGAGGGGAATGTAAACAGGATGTTACTCGTTCGCTCCCAATCTAATAAAACTACATCTGGCAATAGAGTTAAATCACTATTAAAACTTGACATGTCAAAAGATGTCACGCCATTTGGGATGCTTAACACGTTTGTTTTAATGGGTGACGTGCTGCCTCCGCTTGCCGCGACTGCATCAACTTTCTGCTGCATGGCTTGCAAGATGCCTGCTGTAATACGTGAGCTTATAACAGTGCCAGTTGCCCACGCTTGCACAGTGCCTTCGACACCTCTTGTGATTGTTGCAACATCGCCAGCCCAGCTTGTAATTTCAACGGCTTCAAAGTTCACCCCGTCTGTCAAAACGGCTCTTTCACTCTCGCCGACATTTAATGTTTGAAATAATGCAGCATCACCGACGGCAAGTGTCACTGTCAAATCAGTAAGCAATAGAGGCGCGGCTATCAATGTCTCTGCGTTGTTGCTAAATACAAGTGCCATTCTTACCCCTTTACATCAAGTCTGTTTTGCCAGCAAGAGTTTGATAATTAACTGTAATATTCAGAAGTGCACCACACCAAGGCTTCGATCCTTCGCCAATTATTGGAGTGAAATCTGTCGCTTCCAGCTTCTGTACAATACCGCCAATGTTCGGGCTGTATGCACCAGCAGTTTCAGTGTTAAGCGCAGCAACTATTGAAGCGTGCATGTCAATTGCAACATCAATAAATGGGCGGTCATGCGTTTTGTCGTAAGCTTCGATTGAAATTGACAACGTGTGATTTTCCGCGCCGTGTAGTGATAAGTCTGTAATGTCCCCCGTCACCCAATAATTACAGGCTGGCAGGTCGCCATCGATGAACGGACTCAAACGCGCTCTTGTCACTTTGTTTAGAGTGATAAGGCTGCCATTCGCAGTAGAAACACGCTTTAAACGCGTATCAATAGCATCAAGTATAACATTTATCGCGCTCATTCAATCGCCCCTTGCATCAAGTCTCTAAGTCGCGACATCAACAATGGAACTTCATCATCTGCCGCCGCCACCATGCCCAGTCGAGCTGGAATTGTGACTTGTTTTTTAAGCACAAACATTGGCGTTCCGATGTTGCTCAATACAATGTAATTGCCACGTGCGCTGCGTACGATATTGCCGCCATTTTGAAACACTTGACGCGCAGTTTGACGCATAACGCCAGCTCCAGTCTGATTGCCTGAAAGTGGAATGTTTAAATATGGTCCACCTGGTACGCCGCGATATGCCCGTTTCGCGGTTATCGTTCCGCCTGTTTCCTGGATGGCTGCATATCTAACACCCTTTGAATGCACGCTACCTGAAATTGTTGATAAAGAATTGCCCTTTACATTCATGTGAATCGAGCGCATAAGCTCGCCTGTTCGTCTATGTAGCGAGTGCCCAGTTGTGACCTTTGTGTGTGTGTTGGCTGTCGCCCTTGCGATTGCACGCTTGGCAGCTGCTGTGATACTTTCAGGCATGGCACTTAAATATGCGCCAACACCATGGTCATTTATCTGTACTTGCACTGCCATCAGAAAAAGTCGCCAAGCGGGTGTTTGTGATTATTCAATAAACGCTTAACCGTCTTGAGCAAATCGAGTTCGGGATAACGCGTCACACCTCCATCCGTTGATATGTTCATGGCTCCCATGTTGTCTTTTCTTGACCATTCGTATGGGATTTGCTGTAGCGCAGCTTGTTCCATCAATCGGATAAATGAGGCGTCATCGCTCGTCAGCGCGGTGGCAATATTACCCACTGAATTTATGCCGCCGTTATATGTCACCGTCACATAGGCATTACCATTGGCTTTATACGTCACAAGCTTTATGCCATAGGGTGTTATCATGTAATCGTTTGGGTTTAGTTGCATGTCTAGCACATAGCCCAAACCTTGAATAACGCCAGCATGAGCAGTCAACGTCACACTTGCAACGCTGCGAACTGGCAGCCCCGCCAAAGGAATCATCGAACCACGAAAATGAACCACTGTCGTGCGGTCAAGCAAGTCCAGTTCGCGGTGCAGATAAGCCTCAAAAGTTGCCTGCATACTGTCTTGCAACACTTCAAGTGCTGGATATGTACTCGCAGCATTATCCAGTCCAATGATTGCAGTTAATTTTGTGGGGCTACAAAATCGCATTTAAAACGCTTTGCCGTTTGCCATTGCGTCAGTTATTTCTTGTCCCGACGCATATCGCAAGTCGCCTGCTGAAACAGCAGAAGCAACAACCGACTGATAAGCCTCTGTCACATCGCCAACTGCGCGTGCAACAAAGACACCGTTTCCAATAAAATCATACGCACCTGCAACCACCACGATGACTTTAATCATCACGAAACTTCGCTTGGTTTATCTGTTGTAGTTTCTCTATTTGTCAATTGTGCTTTTGTGCTTTCTGCCTGCTTACCGCTGATAAGTAAGCCTCCAAGCTTTTCGCTAACGTCTGCAATATCGCCTTTTTTAAAGTCGCAAATATCGTTTCCGCCAAGTGAGCATGTTGTGTCTTTCGTAAATTTAACGCGCATAAAAACTCCTTTTTATTTAAAAAAAAGCAGGGCGGAGAACCGCCCCACAATGTTATCAACCAATGGTCATTGGTGTAAAAGCCTCTGACAATACAACGCCGCCGCCGACACGTTTCTTAACAATGAAACCTGTTGAATCGAGTTCAGCATAACGTTCATCAAGACGTTTGATGCTAATGCCCGAGCGGTCATAGATTCGATAGCCAGAAACAAAATCACCGAACACAACCGCTTCTGCGCCTGTAACTACATTGGGCATGCCTTCGTCAATAGCGATAGGACGACCCATCAATGTCGCAGGTTTGCCGACTTGTGAAGATGGTTCCCACAAATATTCGCCTGTGGTTGTTTTCAACTTGCGGATAATAGCTTCTGTCAAGCTATTAAACATAAATGTGCCGTTGCGACGATATGATGTGTTTACAGTTGCCATCATATCAATCAAAGCGTCCATTGTTAATCCGCCCACCGCGCCAGATAATACAGCACGCGCCAAAACGCCAGCATCCAAAATCAATCCACTTGGTTGTTCGGATCCAGCACCCAAACCAGCCGCAAAGCCCACATCTTCAGCTGCTGCAATTGCGCGACTTGCAGCTTGTGTGATTTCATCGCCAATATCTGCATCCGTATCCTCAAGAATGTTGTTATGAACAAGCACAAGAACTTTCAAGTCTTCGATTGCAATATTAGCTTGATCAACGCCGCTTACTGGAACTGCTGTGATTGCACCTTTACCCCAAGACACGGCAGGGTTGGTCATACCAGCAAGGCGAACTGCGTCACGTCCTGTTGTGCGCACTTGAGCCACTGGACGGAACCCTGCCAAGTTTGCAGCTGAAATAATGATATCAGACTCCATGTGCTCTGGAATCAAAAAGCCGCCATCCGCTGCGCCAATGTTTGACAACGCACGCTTTTCTTCGGGTGAGCAATGGTCTGCTGCTTCCATACCAAAGCGCATACGCTTTTCAAAAGCAGATTTACGGATTTCAAGCTCCGCATCAACTTCACCATCACCACCCATATTAGGACGTTGGGCGCGTGCTTCCATTGTTTCAAGCCGTTTTTGCATGTCACCAATTGCTGTATTGATTGTGTCAACTTTTTTAGACGTTTCAGCCGTTGCAGTGCCAGCTTTGCGCACTTCTTCGCCTGCTGTGTCGTTTGCTTTCTTAAATGTTTCAAATGCCGTGGCAATCTCGCCGCGCAATTCTTTTAATTCTTTGTCCATTAGATGCTCTCCATCATATTCTTGATTTCAGCGCGTAGCTGATTGATTGAGTGTGCATCGCACGGCTCGCCAGCGACTTCTGTCTCATTAGTGCTATTAAGCGGCTTAATGTCTAAAAGTGCTGATAATTGGTTGCGTTCTGCGGCGTTTAAGTCGCCACGCAAGTGTGTAGCAATAGTTTCAATGTTTTGACGGCGTTGGGCGCGATATTGTACAGCAACTGCATCGTCAAACTCTGTTAGCATCTTGCTTGATTGCAGCGTGCCGTTCATGGCATTGCGGACTTCTCCGATCGTTAATGATGTGTCCATAGCCATCTTTTCAGCTGTGGATTTATTAGCTCTGATGTATTCAAGCACCGTCCGCGCAAGCCCATTATTTGCAGGTGGTGCAGCGCGATACTCATCGCCGCTGTGATATGTAAGCGGTGCATATTCAGTTGCCCATGCTTTATACTCTGCTGCAAAGTCGTCACATGCTTTTGATGCAAGCTCGATAACTTGCTGCGCGTTGTTGCCCTCGCCCCACCAAATATCGATAAGTGTTTCGCGAAGCGCATTCAAAAGACGGATGTGACCATCTTCAAGATTCTCATCTTCAACAGTTTTTTTGAAATCTTGCGAGCGAACACTGTTAATTGTAGCCTGGTCGTTTGATTCAAAGACCACTGGAGAAAACTCATACAGCTTTACTTCATGAATCTGGCGCACGCCATCAACGATAGATTCCTTGCCGCGTGGCACATTAAAACCGATGCTTAACGTATTGATAACGCCGTCTTTCATAAGCAGTAAAGCTTCGTCGGCTTTCTGAACGCCGCGTGTCAACTGTGCACGCACATATAACCCGTGATCATCTTCGCGCATTTCAAGCGGTTTTCCGATGGGGTCGTCTTCCTCATGATTCCATAGGACTTTGATTTTATCGCCGCGCTCTCGAAGCGTTTTACTGAATGCGCCGCGTTGGATTGAGCTGCCATAAGTATCAACAACATTAAATACACTTGCATAGCCCTCGAAAATGCCAAGGTCGGTATCTACTGAACGGATTTCAAGCTGCGCATTGAATGTCCTCGTTTCAATTTTTCCGCTGCGTATTTCTTTTTTAATCATCTCTAATCCCCTGCTACTGAAAAAGTCATTGAGCATCTGCAATTTATTCTGTCCGCTGCTGAAAGTTTTGAGTCAAGTGGGAATAAGCCACCATTTGAAAACTTATCAAACAACAAAACAGTTTCGCCATTCATGTACGCGTGGTTGTCACGAACGTGCGCATCCGATGCAGTCGCCCATGTTTTATGAGTCATGCCAGCCTGTGCAGCCGATGCGAACTGTCCCATGCTTGACGCAGTACCAATTTCTGTTCGTGCAATGCGTAAAGCCCTAACTTCTTTGAAACCTTCGAAAATGTCGTCAATAGCCTGTGCGACTTGATTCGCTGTCATGTTTTCAATGATGCCGTTTTGCACCTGCTCGCTAATTGCTTGACGCGTTGTTTCTTCAATCGCCACAACATCTGCCGCGATATTTTCTGTCACCATCGCATCAAGCATGGTAACTAGCGCGGCTATCTGATCAGGATTCACTTGCTACATCCACTGCTGCGGCAAGCTGCAACTCTTTCAATGCGTTAATCCATTCCTGGCGCGTTTCTGCAATGTCGCCACCTGCCTTTATGATTTTATGTTGCGCATCGAAAAGAGCTTTAATTTTCTTTTCAGCAAGTTTTTCATGCTTTGCGCGAGTCTTTTCAAAAGATGACTTTGAACGTACTTCCAGCTTTTCACTCCGCGATTGCGAGGGTTGTTGCTTGTTGCTCGCAGGTTTCCCAGCCCATGGCATCGCCGATCCTTCAAATTCATCAAATCCGAGCTGCAAGCGTTTGTTAATCACATCAAAAGGCACGCCTTCGTCCCATAAAGATTTCGATATATCTATGCGCTCACCAAAATTGTCTTGCATTGCTGCTACATTGCCAAGGTCATAAATGATGCGCTCACCGTCTTTGAGTTCTTTTTTTAGCGAATGATTCAATGTATCACAGACACGCACAAGCAACGGCAAGATTGTTTCTTCCCAAAATACACGTCGCGATGTTTGAAAATTGTTGTATGTGCTCGATTCTTGAACGCCAACAAGTTGCGGAGGAACGCCGAATATCAGGAGTATTTCATCACGGTTGAACTTGCGTGACTTTATAAAGTCCATTTCTGCAGGCGTCATGCCTGTTCGGATATAGTCAGCTTCTGCTCCAATAATCCCTGGTGTTCTTGCGTTTGCTGAGCCTGTAAACATTTCTTTAATTTTGTCGCGGACTGATTCCCATTGATTTTGTGCTAGGTTTTTAAACACAAAAACACCGTCCATAATTCCACGATTTTGCATAGCAATCTTGTTAAATGTCTGTTGTTCCACGTCTGTATCAACGGGCTTCGCTGCTGCTTGCAACGGGCTAATGCCGACGGTTGGGTTCGCAGGGTTGGATAGCTTTATATGTAACACTTCGCTTTTATCAAGCGACTCTGATTTTGAGCCATCTTTAAGCTTTAGTGCGTAGCTATCAATCCAAGCCCCACCGACAATCGGTGTAACTTTATCAGGTGACATAGCCCAGAGTTCAGTTGTGCGACCGCCGACCTCCACTTTTTTTGCATAAGCGTTGCCTGCGAGCATAAGCCACTGTATGAACAATGCGAAAAGTTCCTGGCGTGGAATTTCGGGGTTAGGGTTAAGCAAAAGCTTGGAAACATTATGGTCGTGAATCGGTACACCATCTTTGTCTATGACATGGAATGGGACTGAAGATGCAGCGTTGGAAATAGCATTGACTGCGCGATACACCCAACCGCTCGCCGTATAGCCATCTTTTACAGCTTTGTCAACTTTCCACGCGCTCCAATTAGGTGATTGGGCGTTGTTAAGTAAAAATTTAGATTGCGCAACTGCGGCGTTTCGTTTTTCCATTGTGCGCTATAATATACGCCATCATGTGCGTGTATGCCCCACGCTTTTCACCTACCAATGAATATAGCATTATCTTCGCGTGTCCAGTTTAGAAACTGCGACATCGAATCTACTTGGTCATCGTGTTTGCCCTTTGGAAATGTTGCAAGCTCGTTTTCAAAGTCGTGCAGCCATGGCGCATCATTAGGCAGGTACACGTTGCCAGACTCAATTAAGCTAGTGCAAGTTGACAGCCTTGTTTGCTTGTCCGCGCACGGATTTATTGCAACAATTGGCATGACTGTTGACGATCGCAAATCTTGTATGAGCGATATTCCGCTTGATTTATCTTCGATTAGGATTGTGTCGGGGTTATATTTTGACGCGATAGTTATGGCTGCGTGCTTTAGCTCGTGATATTCTGAACGCACAACCAGCACGTCAATAAGATAAAACCCAGTATCTGTTT